AATGATAAATGATGGCAAATGAAGATTTAAGAGTTATCACAAAAGTGAAGCAATTAGCCAAGCATACGTTAATTATGACTAATCTTAAGCGGACAAGAACCTTCTAAAAAATCCAAAAAGTCATTGGAGGATTTAAGAATTTCCTTACACGCCGCACAAATTACATATTGAAAGCGAGGTGATGAAAATGTTCATGCGAGTGGTAAACACAGGAAGCCAACATGGAAACTGCTATGTTCTGAAATCGAACAACGGAGAAATGCTTCTTCTGGACTGCGGATGCAAATACAAAGACATTCTGAAAGCTATTGATTACAGAACAAGTGATGTTTCTGGCGTATTGCTTAGTCATGAGCATGGAGATCACATCAAATCATTTCGGGAACTGATGAATGCTGGTATTCATATTTACACCAACGATGAAACTGTAGAACATCTGCAAATCATCACTGGTGAACTAATGAAAGGCGTACCAGAGAAAAGGCCGTTTCGGGTTGGTTCATTTACGGTAATACCATTTTATTTACCGCATACTACAAGGGATAAGGACACAGGGCAACTTATTCCATGTTTCAATTATGGGTATATCGTGGAACATGAAGAAATGGGAAAGCTGCTGTACATGACCGACTTTGAGTTTTGCCGATACAACTTCAAAGCAATGCGGCTGAACCACTTGGTTATTGAGTGCAACTATTGTGGAGAATTGGTTGACAAAACAGCCGAAAATTACACGCACAGGCTTAAAGGGCATTGCTCCTTAGATACTTGCAAAAGCTTAGTAAATACAAACCATACGGCGGCATTACGGACGGTAACATTGGTGCATTTGAGTAATGAAGCAGCTGACCCGGAACAGATTTTGAGTGAGATACAAGAAACGTCTGGTGCTGATACAATCGTCCAGATTGCAGCACCTGGACTGGAAATTAACTTGGACTTATGTCCGTTTTGAAAGGAGAAATAGATGGCAACAATTGGTTTGAAAGATTGGAAAGAAGTAACAAAAGGAATTTATGTAAATCCAATTTCTGAAAATGCAGCTTATGAAATTCATATTAAATACTGGGACATGAAAACAGATATTCTTTCTGCAAATGCCGAACTTTATATAGTGAGAGATTGGCATGAAAAAGACGGAAGAAACATCAGAGAAAGAGAAATACTTCTTGATTATGCATCTGTTATGGATTGTATTTGGAAAGCAGTTGAAGATGATAAGGAAAACAATTCGGCTGAATGATTGAAAGGAGAAAATTAATGAAACTGTATTTTTACATTCTGGGTACAGACAGAAAAACAGGAAAATGGAATCTTCGCCTTGAAGAATGTGAAGTAATAGAAAAGCCGAAGACATACAAACCAGTAACTGAATTCCCTGACGGAATCTACTGTTCGTTTGTAAGAAAAGAATCAATAGGTTCCTTTATAAGTGACTACAGTGAGGCTGTTGTCTTAGACACACCTGATTATCAAAAAGCAAAAAAAGTATTTTTTAAAAAATACGACAATGAATTAAACACATTAAGAGATAAAATTAATTTTTACGAAAGCCTTAAATTAGCGGTTGGAGAAGGAGAGGAGAGCTGTAAATGAGCGTGTTCAGTATACCAGTAACTATTGGTGTTAATGAGGAAGAAATTGCAAAGGAAATCCGTAAAAATGTTGAGGACAGGGTAGTTGAAAAAATTACCAAGGAAATTAAAGAGGTTATTTACGAAAAATCCACATACGGAAGTAGGGATACCAATGAGCCGTTGAAAAGAATGGTTCGTATGCAGATTGGAGAAATCTTGGAAAAGAACGAAAGCGTGATCGTACAGGAAGCGGCAAAAGCCTTGGCAGATAAGATGATTAAAACCAAGGCTGTGAAAGAAGCAATAAAAGAAACTATTGAGAAAGTTAAGGAGGATTAACATATGAATATCTTCTTAAAAACGCTTGACAAACTGAAAAAGTCAGAACCTTCCGAACAGGAATGTAAGTACGACAAAGGCTGGAATGATGCAATCAAGAAAGTTGAAGAATTAATTTGTTCCTACAGCTCTTCGGATATGTGGATTCCAACAAATGTGAAGTTACCTCCAGAGCCAGATGTGAGAGAAAGTCCAGAAGATAGGATAAAATACAACGTTACCATAAAAGACGCTGAGTTACCAACAAACCTTACATATTTAGGCGATGGAAGATGGGGCATGGTAAAAGAACACGGAATTGCATATTACCCAGTCATTGCATGGCAGCCAATGCCACCAGCTTACAAACCAGGGAGGTAACACCATTGGAAATTACAATCGGAATTTGTGCAGAGGAAATCAAAGAAATCCTTGTTGAGCACATCAAAACAAAAGGATTTGACGTAACAGAAGATGATATTTCCTTTGTTATCGGGAAAGAAGAAGTTATAACAGGGAATACAAAGAAAATCAAACACGCACTTATCAGGTGCGACATTCAAATTGAGAGGTGAGAAATTGTGAATATTGTTATCCTTTCTGGAAGATTAACTGCTGATCCAGATATCAGAATGGGAACGAATGACACCAAAATCGCAAGATATATTTTGGCTGTCGAGAGAAGAGTAAAAAAGAACACGGAAAGAAAATCTGACTTTATCGCTTGTGTATGTCTTGGAAAAAATGCAGAATTTGCAGAGAAATATCTTAAAAAAGGCACGAAAGTAAATGTGCGTGGAGAATGGCAGACTGGAAACTATACGAACAAAAGCGGCGAAAAAGTCTACTCAAATGATTGCCTTGTTGCAGAACATGAATTTGCAGAAAGAAAGAAACAGGAAACAGATACACGACCAGTACCGCCGCCAGAACCTAGTTTCATGGATGTGCCAGATTTAGGAAGTATGGAAGATGAATTTCCGTTTAGTTAGGAGATGAAAATGAAATTTATAGATTTTTTCGCAGGCATCGGAGGGTTCCGAAGAGGAATGGAATTGGCGGGGCATAAGTGCATTGGCTTTTGCGAATTTGATAAATTTGCTACTGCGAGTTATATCTCAATGCATTTGCTGACAGACGAGCAGCGAAAAGCATTAGAAGATATTCCTATCAAGCAGAGACAGAAAGAAATATTAAAGGAGGAATATAGAAATGGAGAATGGTATGCAAATGACATTCGAAGAGTGTATGCCGGAGACATTCCAAGAGCAGATTGTTGGTGCTTCGGATTCCCTTGCCAAGACATCTCGGTCGCAGGAAAGCAAGCCGGATTTCAAGGAAACCGTTCAAGCCTGTTTTTCAGAGTTATGTACCTTGTCGGACAGCTCGAAGAAGAAAATAAACCCACTTACCTTTTCATTGAGAACGTTAAGAATTTGCTTAGTGTTAATGGAGGATGGGATTTCGCCAGACTGCTCATTGAAATGGAACAAGGTGGGTATGATGCAGAATGGCAAGTGCTCAACTCCAAAGATTACGAAGTGCCACAAAATCGGGAACGGTGTTTCATTATCGGACATCTTAGAGGGAGAAGTACCTCAAAAATATTTCCTATCGAAGGAACAGACGGAGAAAATAGTCTTCAAATAATTGCACATAAAGACGGATATAGAAGAAATACACAAGTATTTTCACCTGACGGAATAACTGAAACTCTTGATACGGGTCAAGGCGGTGGGCGAGGATATCACGTAGCTTTGCCGTGTTTCATAGATTTGAGTTATCAAAAAACAGAGTTGACCAATAAAGCAAGGTGTTTACAAGCCAGATACAACAAAGGAATCGCAAATCATAAATCCGAAGTAAGCGGAGTTGCAATAAAAGTCATAGGAGAAGTTAATTCGTCACAAGACGGAAAAGTGCTTGGGATTGATGGAATAGCAAAATGCCATTCGGCAGGACACAACAACAATCCGAAGATTGCAATTCCGGTTCTGACACCAGACATGATAGAAAAACGTCAGAATGGACGGAGATTCAAAGAAAATGGTGATTCAATGTTCACACTTACAAGTCAAGAAAGACATGGCGTAGCCGTTGAACCAATCGGGATATTGAGAAATGTTCGCACGGAATATGGAAAAGAAATCCGTAAAGATTACGAAAGTGGAAAACTTGATATTTCCAGACATGAATTTCTTGCTAATGAAATCAGAGAAGATGGAATTACAAATACATTGTCTACAGTCCAGAAAGATAATCAGCTTGCGGTAAAAGTAGCAGAAGCAACTAAACAGGGATATTCGGAGTGCAGAGTCGGTATTGATACAGTGAATTTATCAGTCCCAGGAAGTAAAACCAGACGTGGAAGAGTCGGAAAAGAAGTTGCCAATACGCTAGATACAAGCTGTAATCAAGGCATATTTGTGAAAGTTTCCGATGAGTTAATTGTATATGCAGTCTGGTATGAAAAATATCAGTGTTACATAGCAATTCGGAAGCTGACACCGAAAGAATGTTTTCGGCTGCAAGGTTGGCCTGATGATTATTTTGAAAAAGCACAGTTTGTTAACACAGATAGTCAGTTATACAAACAGGCCGGAAACGGTGTTACTGTTTCGGTAATCAAGGCAATTGCAGAGAAATTAAAAATTCCTTGTGAATCAGATTGAAAAGGGGTGATGCCGGGTGGATTATAAAAAGCTTAGGCAGGCAAAAGCTATTGAAGCAACGAATCGAAAAAGACTTCTGAAAATCAATCCAAAGCTTGACGATGGAAGCGGAATTTATTTTCTAACCAGAACCGATGAAAACGAAATCCCATATTTTTATATAGGACAAGCAGTACATATAATTCAGCGGATGTGTTCTCACCTTACTGGGTATCAGCACATAGACCTCTCAATTAAGAAAAGAGGATTTTACAGTGAAGAGAATCCTTTTGGGTGGAAAATAAATTTTATCCATTATCCAGTAGAACAGCTTGATAAAATGGAACAATACTGGATATTAGAGTATACCAAAAAAGGATATCAATGCAGATATAATAAAACGTCTGGAAGCCAAGGAGAAGGAAAAGAAAAAATCAATGAATTTCGCCCAGCAAAAGGTTATAGAGATGGACTTCAACAAGGCAAGAAAACACTTGCAAGAGAGTTAAAACACATCATTGATACTCACTTAAATGTATCAATCAGACCAGAAAAAGCAAATAACAAAGTATCTATTAAGGCGTTGGAAAAGTTCAACGACTTACTCAATGAAGAAAACTATCACTGATTCTAATACACCAGTAGTTCTACTGGCCTAAATTCAAAAGATAAAAAATAAAAAATGAAAGGAGCTTGCCTTCAGCTGACGTAAGGGTGCACCGGGCTTCTTTTGAATAATGATAAATGAAATATGGAAAGACATTCCAGGATATGAAGGGCTATATCAAGTAAGTAACAGTGGAAAGGTAAAATCAATATCTCACCAGGCAAAGAATAATTCAAATGGTGGCGTAAGAATGACGGTAGGACGCATATTGTCACTATATAAAATGCCTAATGGTTATCTCCAGGTGCAACTCAGTAAAAATGAGAAACGCGAAAAATTATATGTTCACAGATTGGTTGCAACAGTGTTTTTACATAACGAAAGCAATTTTTCAGATGTTAATCACATTGATGGGGATAAAAATAATAATAGTGTAGAAAATTTAGAATGGTGTAGTCATAGAAGCAATCAGATTCACATGATAGAGAATAGAATGACACGAAAGGCATTTCCTGTAATATGCGTTGAAAGTGGAAATGTATACAGAAGTATATCTAATGCGGAAAAACAAACTGGAATAAGTAGATATGCAATTAAGAAATCGTGTGAATGTGGCGAAGAATGCAAAGGAGTTCATTGGAGATATGAATAATCGGGTGAAATGCGAAATATACAGAGATAGTTTCCAGAATAGAAAATGCTACAACATACCCAAAGCACAATTGGTCATAGCAGATATTCCTTATGTAGTAGGAAATAACTTTTATGGAAGTAGCCCTATGTGGTACGCAGGAGGTGACAATAAGAACGGTGAAAGCAAATTAGCCGGGAAAGCAGCATTTAACTCTGACTTCAACTTCAACCTGTATGAATACTTCCATTTCTGCTCGAAAATGTTGAAAAAAGAGCCGAAAAAGGCAGGAGCAAGAGGAAGAAGTTCAGACGCACCTTGCATGATTGTGTTTTGTTCGTTTGAACAAATTCAAACTCTAATCAATGCGGCGGCGAAACATGGCTTTGTTCACTATATACCACTTGTGTTTATCAAAAACTACAGTCCACAGGTGCTTAAAGCAAATATGCGCGTGGTAGGTGCTACAGAATATGCTCTTGTATTCTACAGAGATAAACTTCCAAAATTCAGAAATGGAGCGCAGACGGACGAAAACGGAAAGACTATTCGTGGAACTGGGAAAATGGTATTTAATTGGTTCCAATGGGAGAAGGACGGAAAAGATATTCCGAAAATTCATCCAGCGCAGAAACCAGTAGCAGTTCTGAAAAGATTAATTGAAATATTTACTGATCCTGGGGACGTAGTAATTGACCCTTGCTGTGGAAGTGGTAGCACATTGAGAGCCGCCATGGAACTTGGCAGAAGTGCATACGGATTTGAAATTGACAGAAATTTTTATAACAGAGCAAAAAACGAAATGCTTGTTTTTGAAAAAGATAGTCAAATGAGCATAGAAGATTTTATATAAGGAGCGTGATTGAATGTCAGAAAACACAAACGAATGTGTAATTGAGTGGATTCCCGGAAGAGATTATGTAGGGGTTACTGCTAAGAACGGAAGTTCCTGGAAGAACAGATGTGAGGAATTAGAAAAGGAATTTCCAGACGATGTGAAAATTCTTGCCAGAAATAATGATGGATCTATTTTCGCCCACTTGCCATATTCCTACATTAAAATCAATCCACCAAGAAAATATTCCGATGAAACGAAAAAGAAAGCTGCGGAAAGATTAAATAAAATGCGTGCAGAAAAAAGCAATACTGCGGCAGAAGAGCCGTTTTGCGTATGAATTACCGTCAGAGGAAATATAACGAGGGACAATCTGCTAGAAACGATATTTACAGATTTCTTGTCAAGTATTTTGAGAAACACGGATATATGCCTTCTTATGAAGAAATTATGGATGGAACAGACCTTACAAAGTGTACCGTCCAGAGACATATGCGGCAATTGGAGATGGATTCTCTGATTGCCACAGAACATCCGGGAATATCAAGAGCATACCGTTTGACGGAATACGAATACGAAAGGAAAAAATATGGGAAGCAAATTAAAGATGAAAGCACCAAAGAAAAATAGGGTGTTGGAATGCGATAACCAAATGTCACAGGCATTCGCCAGAGCCATGCAGAGCTCACGTAAAGAGTTGGAAATCATGCAAGATCAAGCCTATAACGATGGATTCAATACTGGTGATGATTGGGCGAATACGATCAATTCCGTAACTATGATGCTGGCATTAAGAAAACTGCATGGATTTTCAACCAAAAGGCTTTTAGACGTAATCAATTGTGCAAATGAGTTTGTGGGACAAGCGAACCGTGGCGAAAGAAGCTTTATGAGCATGATTGAGGAATTGGAATCTGAAACAGATGTAAGAATCCCAGATTTGAATAAAGAATTGGTCAGAAGATTTGGAGTGTAGTGCTATGAAAGTATGTTGGTTTAGTACAGGAATAAGCAGTTTTGCAGCGTGTTATCTAGCAAAGGATGTTGATGAGATTATTTATACTCACGTGTCGAATCAGCATCCCGACAGTCTAAGATTCTTACATGATTGCGAGAAGCTGTTGGGAAGAAAGATAACGATAATTCAGTCAGAGCAATATTCCAGTGTGGATGATGTGATCGAAAAAACCAGATGTATCAACACTCCATTCGGGGCACCTTGCACAGATAAATTAAAGAAAAGGGTTCGCATGAAATGGGAGCGTGAGCACCCAGACCATCACATCTATGTATGGGGATATGACCTGAACGAAAAGAATCGCGCAGACAGAGTATGCGAAGCGTTGAGCGATTACGAACATGAATTTCCGTTGATTGAACATGGATTGACTAAACAGGAAGCGCATGGAATAGCATACAAATTGGGATTGAAACGTCCGATCATGTACGATTTAGGCTATCCAAACAATAACTGCGTAGGATGCCTGAAAGGAGGAATGGGTTACTGGAATAAAATCAGAGTTGATTTTCCAGAAGTATTTGAGCGCAGAGCCAGACAAGAGCGAGAAATTGGTCATAGCTGCATAAACGGTGTATTCCTGGATGAATTAGAGCCAGACAGAGGAAACATAAATACAGAAATCATGGAGGACTGCACAATAGCGTGCCAGTTGCTTACATGGGGAAAGTGAGGATGGAAAGAGAATGGTAATAGGAAAATTAAACCCGATAAATAAAGATGATTTAAAAGTCGGAGATGTGGTTGGTGTTGCAAAAGAAATACGGTGCGGATGGGGAACAAGCTTTAGGCACGTCATGGTGTATCCGGCAAAGATTATTCGCATAACTCCTAAACGAACCAAAATCGAAACCGATAAATTCGGAGAACACGACAAATACGAAACGTTTTATAAATACGATTCCGATGCCATAAAAGAAAACGAAATAGCAAAGAAATTTAATGAAATCAGAGATGGTGTATATGCCATTGAAGATTTTAAGTCGAGACGTGGGCTGAGAGTAATTAAAGACGAAGATTTAGATGCACTGTCAGAGCACATTAATGCGGTTGCAGAAATTCTGAAAAGATATGGAAAGTGAGGACGCAATGACAGAACAGGAAAAGAAGGAACTTTTAGATGAACTGGAAAAACGTATGGATGAAAAATACAAAGGGTGTCTCACCAGAGAAGATGTCGCAACCACATTAAAGGCACCAAGAGAAAAGTGGTTCAGAGATGAGAATGGGAACGGAAGAAGCTCTCTAATGGCAGATGCTTTTGATTCCAGCATTATCTCATGGCAGACCTGGGAAACAATCCGAAAGTTGACTTGTGTTATCTGCGGTAAGCAGTATGTTAGACAGCTTGCAAATGTAGAAAACGCAGATGAGGTAGCAGAGAAACTTTGCCAGTTCGTTTATGATTTGAAGATGGATTTTAAGAAACAGGAGGATACAAAATGAGAAGTTATACAATAAAACTTCCAAGAGGACTAGAAGTAGATATTTTTAATTTACCAGATAATTTTGATGAAGAAATCAATCGTGTATTTGGAAAATACACACAGGAGACAGCAAAAGATTATAGAGATTGCGACAGATTAGGATTTATTGACTGCTGCGTAAGACATATTAACGGAGACAAAAACAGCTACGATGTAGTGGATAAAAAAGTAGAAGATTTTATTACCGCTCAGTGGAGAGAATACGGACAACTTGATAATAAAGACGATGTGTACAGTGCTGATTTTATGGCTGATTGTTACGCAGAAGGTGTACAGAATGCAGTATTGTGTTCTCATTTCGGAACTGACGATCATTATATTTACGATCAGATTCAGAAAGTTCTGGTGCAGGTGATTACAATTGTAATGAATTATCAGGATTAAGGAGGATGTGAAATGTTAATCAGAAGTCAGGATAAAACAGCACTGGTAAAGTTTGAAAACATTGTAGTCAATCTAAAACTCCCAGATTCATTGAATATTATATGTTGGAGTTTGCAGGATGCGCAAAGAAGTGGAGGATATTTTGTTCTAGGAACATATTCCACCAAAGAAAAAGCCATGAAAGTATTGGACATGATTCAAGATGCATACATGGAATACAAATCTGGTGAAATTGTTGCCAATGGGTTGGCGGGATCAGCATACGCAGGAAGCTATGATACAAAAGAAAGCGTGGCGCATGGAATTGCTGTATTAAAAGGCTATGGAAATGAGATAAGAAAATCAATCCTGTTTCAGATGCCAGAAGATTCGGAGGTGGAGGTATGAAGTACAGAAAGAAACCAGTTATAATTGATGCACTTCAGTGGACTGGTAAAAATAAGCGAGAAATGTTCGATTTCCTGACGGACTATAAGTGTACAGACCAGTACATGTCGGCAGAAGGTAAGAATTTCTATATTGACCATTGGAAGATTCCGGGTGGATTGGTTATTAAGACACTAGAGGGCGAACATCTGGCGAATATTGGAGATTATATCATCAGAGGTGTTCACGGTGAATTTTATCCGTGTAAGCCAGATATATTCAGAGAAACTTATGAGGAGGTGGAAGCATGAGAAGAGTACAGATCAGATTAGAGCAATACAAAGCTGAGATAGAAAAGAAATCACAGTATAAGCATGAACTTCCAGGGAGTGCGCTGGATATTGTGAATACTCTTCTGAATGATCTGGAACAGGACGAGAAAGAAAATGGTTGGATTCCGGTAAAATATCATCAGATATCAGAAAAAGAACGTAAAGAAGAATCCATTTCAAGAGACATTATATGCTTGCATTTCAAGAGATATTATATGCTTGACGGCAAAATGCCAGATGATGGACAAGAAATATTGGCTACTAATGGAAAATCAACATGGCAAGATACAAGCTTTATTGATTGTGACGGATATTATCTTGATAGCAATTATGATTGGATTGAGATTACGGCATGGCGACCACTTCCAGAACCATATAAGGAGGATTAAATGGGAAGATGTAAATTAGAATGCCAGGACAACGAAACAGAATGCTGCATCTGCTGCACGAAACAGGATTCCTGCCAGTGCAGATGTGATGATATGGACAATTATGAATATGCGGAGGAGTGTGAGGAATATGAAATTAATTGATGTAGACGAATTAATTAAATACATCAAAATTTGGGAAATTGGCACAAGTATTAGTTCTGACCAGAAAGAGTTTATTGATTGTGTCAATAGACAGCCGACAGCTTTTGATGTAGACAAGGTTGTTGAGCAATTAGAGAATTATTTATTTGAAAAATATTGTATAGAAGGAGATGCAACAGTTGATGAAATTGTGAAAGGCGGTGGAGTTGAATGAGAGAAATTCTTTTCAAGGCAAAGCGGATTTATGATGGTAAATGGATTGAGGGATATTACCTAAGAGATCAATATCACATAGGAGGGAAGGACATTATTTTTTATCGGAAGGATTCAGATCGGTTTACAGTATATACCGATAGAATTGATATAGAAACCCTCTGTCAGTTCACGGGACTTTGCGACAAGAATGGAAATAAGATTTGGGAAAACGACATACTGATGGCGCATTTGGACGAATCCTATCCAGAAGATGTGACATATATAACTGTCAAATGGAACTTTGCTGGATTTGTAGCATACGAAGCTGGCACAGACGGAGAATATCTTGATGAGTTTGATTTAGAACATTTTGAAGTTGTTTGCAACATTTTCGACAATAAAGAATTATTACAGGAGGAACACTGATGCAAAGAGAATTTATTTGCGGTGACTGCATGAATTTTCTCCCGGACTTTCCAGATAATTACTTCGATGTGGCAGTTGTAGACCCACCATACGGAATCAAAGAACACGGCGGTAAGAATCGTAGTAAATATGTAAAGCAGAAAAATGGAAGTTCCATTTATGTTCCTGATGGCGACTATAAGAATTATGGTTGGGATAATAAACCGCCAGATCGAGAATATTTTAAACAACTATTCAGAGTATCAAAGAATCAAATTATCTGGGGATGTAATTACTTTGACTACCCAATGGCAGGTGGCTTGATAATCTGGGATAAATGCAATGATGGTTCAGATCAATCAGACGCAGAAGTCGCTTACTGCAGCCTTACAAGAAGGGTTGACATTTTTCGCTATATGTGGAGAGGAATGTTTCAAGGAAAATCAATTACTGAAGGAACTATTCAACAAGGAAATAAGAAATTAAATGAAAAGAGAATTCATCCAACGCAGAAGCCGGTAAATCTATACAGGTGGATTTGCCAGAAATATCTGCAGAAAGGAATGATGGTGCTTGATACGCATACAGGAAGTGCCAGCTCTCTAATTGCTTATGAAGAATATGGGATCGAATATATAGGCTTTGAAATTAATGAAGAATATTACCTCAACGCAAAGAAGCGGTTGAATGAGTTTAAACAGCAGTATACATTATTTGATTACGGATTGGAGGAACACAAATGAGTAGCGCAAACGTAAGATTCGGAACGAAAGCGTATGTATGTGCAAGGTACTTTCTTAGACCGGGAAAGTGCTTCAAATACATCGACCAGTGTGGCGAAGATGCCACGGAACGCGTCTATGAGGTCATGGCATTATATCCATATTGTGTATTGTTAAGAGATACCAGAAACGGAGTCAGGACTTGCCCGGGATATAACACTTTGAGCCTGATGTTGAGAGGAAGTGAAGCGAGTGAGTAAAGGTAAAGATATTTCTACTATGTTTACAAGAGAAGAAAACAAAAAGAACGGAAGACTTGGATATTGTCAGGCTACAAGAGAAAAAGATACTATCATTAGTCCTTCACAGTACGGAGCATTCTTGCAGAAAAGAGGTAAGAGAAGATGAGTAAGTCAGTATTAGTGATAGACACACCAGAGAATTGCTATGATTGCCCGTTCGGAACTTCATACTGCGGTGAACTTGAATATGTGGGTTATTGTGAATTAGCTGACTGTTTAGATTATGATGTAATTCTGATGACAGAAGAGCATTATGATTGCGAAAGCAAATCAATACCTGACTGGTGTCCACTTATGGACTTGCCGAAAAAAGATAATGGAGATTATCCAGCCAATACGTCTGATGCTGGCTTTGTGGAGGGCTGGAATCAGTGTATTGATGAGATTGCTGGAGAGGTGAAGTAGATGACTGATGAAATTTTCAATCTTATGGAATGCTTCCCAGGGAGCTACATAAACAGATTTGGGGAAATAATTCTTTCCGAAAAAGGAAACGTATATTTCACAGCAAAGAATTGTACCGATAAAGAAGATATTATCTGCAAGCTACTTGAATGGTGTTCAAGGCCAATGGCAAAAGGAGAGCCGTACAGTTCGCACAAAAGAAATAATGAATGGAGAGAACAACTGATATCAAGCCTTAACAGATATCTGGGTACAAACTTTGGCCAAGAGGATATGTACTGGATTTACGATCAACTTGGAAATGCTGTAAATCATAAACTGACATTAAGGTTCATTAGAAGTGATTTCAATATGGCAATTATATATCAAGAAGTAAAAGAGGCGAAGTAGATGGAGAGATTAACACTCGAAGAAGCAATTAATCATGAAAAGATGATGGCGCAAAGAAAAAGATGGAATGGTAAATTTACTAAGGTATCACTGGGAAATGAAGAAATTAATAAACGATTCGAAGCTGATTGTATTAAAGATGCAGAAGAACATGAACAGTTTGCGGAATGGCTTGAAGAATTAAAGCTTTACAAAGATATTGGCACTTTAAAGGAATTAAAGGGACTCAAAGAAAACGGTACATTTACTGGATTAGAGCTTGCTAAATTAGCAATAATGCAGAAAGAATTAAAGAAATATGAAGACTTAGAAGAACAGGGCTTGCTTGTGAGATTGCCGTGTAAAGAAGCATATTCACGATCAGGAGATTTCGTTTATCTTATTTATTATTATGAAATTATTGAATGCGTGCATTGTGGATTGGGAATTGACCCGTTAAGCGGAAAAGCCTACATTACGCTCGCAACAGATGAAAAGTTATTCCCTTACAGAAGTCCAGACCCAGAACAAGATTTAGACCCTACTGATTGGTGTACTAATGCGACAGATGTCGAGGTAAGTGAACTTGGTAAAACCGTATTTCTCACCCGTGAGGAAGCCGAGAAGAAGTTGGAGGAGATTCAAAATGACAAGACCTGAGATTACAGTAAAACTATCAGCAATGATCGAAAAGAAAATCAATCCTCACAATGATCCACGTATTTATTGGGCTAAGGAAGTGACATTCGATTATTCGACAGATCATGCGGTAAGGGTGGATTATATGCGGTTCGTGCCGGTGAATAATAGCGTGTCCGGGATAGAAAAAAGTGACTGCTATTGTTATGAGGTTAAATCATCAGTTGAAGATTTTCGTTCTGGCCATGGGTTGAATTTTATTGGCGATTATAACTACCTGGTTATGCCGACAGATGTATGCGCTGCGGTATCCCTTGAAATTCCACATTATGTAGGAATATATGTACCAGAAGCAAATGATCTTACATGCATCAAAAAAGCAAAGCGAAGAAATCGGACAAGGCCTGTGTCTGAAATACTTTTGATGATGTTCCGGTCTGCGAATAGGGATTATAGAAAAGCAGTAAAACAACTGGAGGAGATGAAGAAGAATGATTGAAGTGATAAAAGAAATTTTTATGGCAGTGGGAATGTGTGTAGTTGCTGTTATTATTTACGGATTGTTCTGCACAATAATCAATAAATTAAATAGATGGCGCAAGAACGGTTGCAAAATAAAATGCCTCTGCAAACCACATAAATATAAATTGGTTTGGTATTGGAGAAATACTGAGGAAGCTGTTTTGGAATGCAAGAAATGCGGTAAAAGAAAGCAAGTATTCATTGATTATGATTCCATTAAGGATAAATTTCATTAGGAGGATTAACATGAAACCAGAAGAAGCATTAGAAGAATTAAGTTACGAGGACACAGCTTATGGCGGTAACTGTACGTATGAAGTTAGACAAGAAGCTATTAAAGCATTGCAAAAACAGATTCCAAGGAAGCCGATTGATAAAACAAAACCAGATGATACCGCAAGCCTTGCTTATGAAAATTGTAATATTATTGTTTGTCCAACCTGCAGCAGACGGTTGAAACTGAAATCAAAAGGAAAATATTGCGATAAGTGCGGGCAAAAATTAGATTGGAGCGAAAAAGATGGCGTACAACATTGATGAAAGCGTTATTTCTAAAAGCATTAAATATTACGGAGCAGAAATTCAGTCTACCGTCTGCATGGAAGAATGCGCAGAACTTATCCAAGCAATCAGTAAGGCAAAGCGTGGAAAAATCAACCGTGATAACATGATAGAAGAAATTGCAGATGTGCTTATCTGTATCGAAATGCTAAAGCAAATGTACATGATATCCGATGAGAAAATTAATAAGTGGATTGAAAAGAAACAGGTGAGAGAAGCAGAAAGGATGGAAAAAAATGAATAAGAAAGAAATCGCAGAGATCAAGAAACAGTTTACACCAGCAAATTGTTCTATTACACGCATTTGTGGTTGTTATGTGGATGCAGAAAAGAATAAGAAAACCAAAATTAAAGAAGCATTCCTGTCTCTTCCAGAGGAAGAAATGTTTAAGTATTTTGACATTTTCAAGAAAACTATGTCTGGCAGACTTGGAAAAAACCTTATGAACCTTGAATTCCCATTATCACAGGAAAAAGAGGGTGGAACACAGGAATTTCTTATGCGAATCAGAGCAAGTAAGCTTAAAGATGATGAACTTTTGGACGAGTTTTATGATAAAGTGATTGAAAGTTATGATTATCACGAAAATTACTACATAATTCTCATTCATGCAGTATATGACATTCCCGGAAAAGCTTCTGATGAAACTGAAATGCACGATGCTTCAGAAGAAATCTATGAACACATTCTGTGCAGCATTTGCCCGGTGAATCTTTCAAAGGCTGGGCTTAGCTATGATGTGGCTGAAAATAACATCAAAGATCGTATTCGTGATTGGGTAGTCTCAAGACCAGAAACAGGATTCTTATTCCCTGCATTCAATGATAGAAGCACTGATATTCATGGAACCTTGTATTTCAACAAAAACATAAAGAATATTCATCAAGACTTCATCGAAAATGTTCTTGGCACACCAATTCCACGTATACCCGGCAATGAGATCAATGTCTTTTCAGATTTTATTATGGATAATTTCGAAGGATGCACAACATTTAATTTCACTGAAAGCCTGGTTGAATCGTTACAGGAAGTAAGAGAACAGAAGAAAGACAGCCCAGAGATGATAACTGTATCATGTGATGAAATAGAACAGATTTTTGGATATTGCGGAATTCCAGACGAGAAGTTGTTGGATTTCAAAGAAAACTGGGGAATGTATTTCAACAATGATTCTGTTGCACTTGACAATATCCACAATTCAAAAACTGCAAAAATTGTAACACCAGATGCAACAATCTGCATCCAGCCAGATAAAATTGCTCTGATTGAACTGAAAGAAATAAACGGCGTTCCATCTCTTATAATTCCGGTAAATGGAGAGCTGAAAATCAATGGAATTGAAGTTAGATTAAAATAAACACTTTTGAAAAAGCCAGGAATTGGAGAAAGGAATTTCAAAATTGGCAAATAAAAGAATGTTCACAATGAAAATTGTTGATACAGATGCTTTCCTTGATATGCCGTTATCAACACAATGTCTTTATTTTCATCTAAACATGAGAGCGGACGATGATGGATTTATTGGAAACCCAAAGAGGATTGAAAAAATAATAGGTGCAAATGATGATGATTTGAAGCTTCTAATTGCCAAGAGATTTGTTATCTTGTTTGATGATGGCGTGATCGTTATTAAACATTGGAGAATGCACAACACCCTGTCCAGAGACAGATATATAGAAACTTCATACACTGATGAAAAAAAGAAACTGCTATTGAAAGATAATGGAAGCTACTCACTGACAAATGGAAATTCTATTGATGATACCAAGCTAATAGAGCGTTCAAACAGGCAGACGCAAAATAGACGCAAAATAGACGTACAAAAGACGCACTCAGATATAGATAAAGATATAGATTCAGATATAGAATTAGATAAAGATAAAGAAAAAGATATAAAAGATTTAATAGTATCTAAAGATACTATTCGTCAGACTGACGTCCAACGAATCATTAATGAATGGAATACTCTGGAAGAATTTGGTATTACTCCTGTAAAAAGAATGACACCAAAACGAGAACAAGCAGTGAAAGCCAGAATCCGCCAAAACTGTGTTGAAGATATTCTGGAAGCAATTGAAAATATTCGGCGCAGCACATTCTTACAAGGGCAAAATAAAAATGGCTGGATGGTTACGTTTGACTGGTTCTTAAAGCCTGGAAATTTCGCAAAAGTATTTGAAGGGCAATACGCAGACAAGTCTACGAATAGACCGTGCAGCTACATGGAGAAAATCCAAAAAAGGGTAAGTGAGGTGGACAATTGGGTATGACAAGGGAAGAATGGGCGGTACTGGTAAAGGCAATGAAAGCTGTGTACACTTCCCCATCATTTCTGCCAGATCAGAATGCTTTTGATACATGGTATGGACTTTTGAAAGACCTGGATTATAAGCTTTTAAGCTTTGCTTTGAAGAAATATATGCAGACTGAATGGAAAGAACCTACAATAGCTGCATTACGGCAATGCGCGCAGAGCCTTCAGCCACAAAAAGAAGAGCTGAATGAAACGGAAGCATGGGAAAAGGTATGCAAGGCCATTCAAAATTCTACATATAATGCAGAAACGGAGTTTGATAAACTCCCAAAAATCATTCAGAAAGCAGTATCAAGCCCGGCACAACTTAGAGAATGGGCGGTATCTGAAAATGTGGATGGCACATGGTGGAGTGTAGTTCAGTCAAATTTTCAAAGGACGTACCGGGCAGAAGTGCAAAGAGAACAAGAGCGAAGAAAACTAAGTCCAGACCTTTTAAAAATTATAGATACTGCCAGATTGGGAGGTGCGGAAAATTGCCAGATAGAAAACCATGGAGAGAATTAAAAAGCACTGAAATTATAGGCTTAAAGCGGAGACAATGCTCAAAATGCGACTATTACAGCAAGAACGAAAATGCATGGAGTACAAATGCAACCTGTGATTATATCTTGATCGAAGAACATAGCAGAGGATGTGATCCGAGGGATTGTGTTAAAAATGGTATCTTCAAGAAGAAAGCGAGAGGAAAGTCAAGAGTAAAGCGAGTGATTCTATGAGGAAGATAAGCGAAATGTATAAGCGGTCTGGTGGTACAGCTTATCAGCATACCTGTTCAGATTGCAGATTCTTCCGTGATGGAAAGCATCCGCAGTGCCTGCAATACGAACTGGAAACTGATTGGAATCCAGATTATATAGCTTGCAAATTTTACAACCTGGAAGAATCTCAGATTGATGGACAAGTAAATATCTTTGATTTGTTGTGAAACGTGATAATTATGTACTTAAAATAGCGCAGAATCGTTCAAAAGAGAATAATGGTAGAAATTATAGGGCATACAAAAGATAAAGGAAAACAACGTAAAAAATTAGATAATTACTTGGAGGGACATTTAATGGAAAAAGCTATATTGTATGCCATAAATGAAAGAATGTTCTCACTTGGTCTGATAGATGAGAAAACAAGGGACAAAATAAAAGCTGAAATTAGCATTAGAAAGTAACAAAATGTATTGAGTGGAGTTATGTGAAGTGTTATACTTTATATGATTCCACTCCCTGTATATTGAGGGAGAAATGCACTATGAATATTTATTATGTCAGAGAAAAATTAAGGAGTTGTTCTATTTACGACATTGAACTGAATGTTGCTTATTACGCTAGGGTTTCTACGGAAAAAGTTGAACAGCAAGCATCCATTAAACACCAGGAGGAACATTTCGAAGAACTGATACATTCTAACAACAGATGGAAGTTTGCAGGTTCTTACATTGATGATGGTATTTCCGGAATGCACGCAGATAAAAGAGAAGAATTCCAAAGAATGCTCAAAGATGCAAAGCTCGGAAAAATTGACATGATTATTACGAAAGAAATTTCAAGATTTGCACGAAATACTCTTGACAGCATCCAATATACCAGGGAATTGTTATCTTACGGCGTATGCGTGTGGTTCCAAAATGACGGAATCAATACCATTGATGAAGATAGTGAACTTAGGCTAACAATTATGGCTGGAGTAGCACAGGACGAAATCAGAAAATTATCTTCAAGAATAAAATTTGGCCATGCACAGTCAATTAAAAACGGTGTTGTACTTGGGCACAGAATGTATGGATACTCAAATCATCAAGGAAAACTTGAGCTAATCCCGGAAGAAGCAGATATGGTTCGAATGGTCTTTCGAGACTATGCTTCTGGAATATCTACACCAAGAATCGAAAAAAAACTCTGGAATATGGGATATAGAAGTTTCAAAGGCGGTAAGATCAGTAGAGATGTCATAAAAAATATTATTCGGAATCCAAAATACAAAGGATACTATTGCGGAGGAAAAGTCAAGATCGTTGATATGTTCACAAAAAAGCAGGAATTTCTTCCGCAGTCAGAATGGGTAATGTTTAAAGACGATGGTTCCAGAGTACCGCAGATTATTGACGAGATTACTTGGGAAAAGGCAAATGCGTATTTAAGGGAGCGCGGAGAAGCTATAAAATCAAGAAAAACCTCTTTTAAGAGTGAAAATATTTTCACTGGAAAACTTTTCTGCGCTAACGACGGAGCACCATACTGGATGAAGCAACATTATATTCGAGGAAAAGAAGATGTTCGATGGGTATGTAGTTATAAGATAAAAAACGGAGCAGCTTCATGTGATTCATTTGGACTGGCAGAATCAGAACTGAAAGAAGTAATCGCAGAATTAATAAATAAATCTTCTGAAAACATTGATAGCATTTTGGAGGAATATTTTGAAATTTTGCAGTCCTCGATTAAAAACATTCCAGACAATAAAAACGAAATCTCACGACTTGAAAAACAGATTGATCTGTTAAAACAAAAACGTGAAAAAATACTGGAATATAATCTGGATGGAAAAATATCTGATGATGAATTTATTTCAAGAAATAAAGAATACGTGAAGCAGATAAAGCAGATTGAGAGCCATATTCTAGAAATCCAAAATACCAAAAGTCCAGAGCCAGTAGAAATACAATTAAGTGCTATTAAAGAACAGTTAGAAAAGTTTAAGGGTGTTACTCCAAAAGACATTAACAGGCAGATTGTCAATGAACTTTTTGAAAAAATTACCGTGGAACCGTTGGCGGCTACATGTGCAACACTAACATTTCAATTGAGGTCTGGAAACCTTGAAAAATGGGGATTTCCTTTGCGTTGTTCTGACGATATGATTTTTACTCTACATTCAGAACAACACAAGATATTTAGTAGGAAAACTTGCATTAAGACACAAGATATGGTATTTTTCAAATATAAGTACCTTTTAGCACTATAAGAGAAAAAATGGGAGTGGAATCAATGATACATACAGCTTATGACGTAATGAAAGAGTTTTTAATCACGGATGCAGAGCTTGTTGGACAGTACGGAATCCCTAAAATTCCAAAGACTTTTATCCATCCAGGGAAAAATACTGTAGATTTTGCGGAGAGCTTTAGCCGAAAAATTAAGAACCACCGGGAACTAGACGTAAATTTCTATGTGGACGATGTACAGTTTCAAAGATTGTGGAATCAGCCAGACAAGTACATGGAGCATTTGAAATGTTTTCATGCAGTCATTATGCCAGATTTCAGCATATCGGTAGGCAAGAATGGAATGCCGTTGGCTATGTGCTTGTGGAATAAATACCGGAATCATGCTCTGGCTCACTACATGATCTTAAATGGTATTCCAGTAATTCCGAATGTAAGCATATTACCGGAATACTGTTGGGACTGGTGCTTTGATGGACTGCCGGAGGGAAGCACAGTTGCCTGTTGCACCAATGGAAGAGTAAAGAGCAAGGCAGCACGGTTGGAGTTTTGCGTTGGTTTCAAGGAAATGGAACGCAGATTGAAGCCACTGCGAGTTATCATTGTTGGAAGAATCCCGGAAGAGTTGGAAGCGGATATTGAGATCATAAACTTTGAAACCAGGAATCAGAAGATTAACAAGGAGGGTATGAATGGGAACAACGACTGACAATTACCAGAGAAAGAAGAAACTTTCCAAGTCCCAAATGAAGAGGACGGAACGTTTAGAGAAATCATCTCACAGAAGATATGGAACACGGAAGAAAGAAGGATTAAATAAATTGTGAATTTTGAATCATTTACAACTTTACGCTATAGAAATATTTGTGCAAAATTAAAAATTAAGTGGTAATTAGAAAATGCGAGAATTTTTCTGGTTGCCACTTTTTTATGGATTTCCTTGATTTTAGGCTTCTAAAATTATGTTGAAATTTAGGGATCATCCACAAGTTAGTTGCAACTATTGAATCCTTGAACAGCTGCGACTTTTCCGTTGCCACAAATCAACCAGGGGACAGCGCCTGGAGCCGATACCACGCCGAACCGATGAAGCCGGGACGCTGCCAGGAATGATTGAACGTCAACAAAGCCGACCGCCGGCCGTATCTCTGGCAGATCAGAACCAACCGCCCACAGATAATAGATCATAACAGCAAATGGCATATAATGCAGGATAAAAATACAATAATACTCTTGCAAAATAAGCCTTAAATGGCTTGTAACGTATTTAGCCTATACTTTATTGACTGCGATTATAAAACGCCTTAAAAAGACAAATACGGCGTTATACAAGCATATCACAATATAGTTGTATAGCCCTAATTGATATATAGCCCGGACAACCTACGCACATAAGCGGACAAAATGCACCAATTTACACGGTACGCAAATAAAGCATAGCCACACATAGCTATACAAGGCTATTATACACCCATAGCCGCAGACAGTCAATAAACCATGCAACACACTATAAAGCGTTTTAAAGGCTCATAAACGGCTTATAATGCAAACGTGGCATAAATCACCATTAACAGCATAAAAAACGATTTACGGATAAAATAGCGCATTAATTGATTAACTTATTATATTAACTTTGCAAGGTGTATCTGGCAGAATGCCAAAAAACCGCTTGCACGCCGTGAACGTGCCGCCGGTCTGGAAACCGGGAAGCGGTAAAAAATCAATCAGTTATACCTAAATATTCCATAGTTTTTTTATCAATCTCTTTCCCAGTAATAGTCGGGGAATAAATACTTTCTAAAAATTCTATGTAATTGTCTAGCTCATCAACAGAAAGTGTTATTAATTTATTAAATATTTTATCACTCATGTTTTTATCTTTCTTCCCTTCACCCTGGGAGCCAGGATAAAAAAAGACGCGCCCTATTATTTAAAAATCATTTTTGTAACAGCCGGAAGACTGCGGAAAAATTCCCGGCGGTCGTAATCATCTTTAATATTAAATTGTCTGTCGCTTGTGGGGATGATCTCATCCTCGATAAGCTCCATACAGGACAGTTGTAAGCAGTTCTCTTTTTTCGTTGATCTGTGCAACGCGTACCGCATTATGGACTTTTTACCGTCCCGACGCTTTACCGGGGACATATCCCAATAAGCTAATTTAATAACGCCGGCAGCAACAGACACAAAAATTTCTATTGCTTCTTTTCTGGCTTTTTCTTCGATTGTATCAACTGTGGAAAAGTCGCCGCTTTTTATGGCGGCGATAGTCTGCTTTGGTGTTGGTTTTATAATCTTATTTGTCATTTTTATAACCCTCCGTAAATTTTACTATGTGTTACAAATGCAGGCTTTTGCGTGTAATCAGTCCAGACAACGCACCCTTTGCTATTTTTACATAAATATGACCCGTTGTTGCTTGCCTTTAACACATGCAATATTTTTTTGTTAACCTTTATAATATCGTGTTCTTCTATTGCTTTCATTTTAAAACACTCCATAAGTTTTATTTTTCTTATAACACTTATTCCAAAAATCAACGACTTTTTCCGCTTCTTTTTTTGTGCTGCAAATATTTGCGGAAGTAATACCGGGGACTTGCAAGGAAAATAATAAATTATCAGAGCTTGAGACCCGAAGAACAGAAGCAAAGTTTTTATTGTTTGTGCGTGTTGAAATTGCTATGTAATGGTATTTCATGTATTAACCCTCCAATATTTAGAAAAAACAGGCGGGAAAGCCCCGCCCGAAATTGTTTATTTAATTCAAACAAGCGTTTATTTTCCCTTCCAGATGCGGGAACGCTTCACAAATTTCTCGCACGCTGTCGGCGTAATAATCGCCTACAATATCACCAAAAATCTTGATATTTCCAGAATAAAAACATCCGAGATCATTAAACCAGATATCAAGCCCGGTTGCCTGCTCCTTTTTGTCGTTGTACCACATGTCAATTTTTATCATGTTTTTTGTTCCTCCTGATTTTATTTTAAAAGGCCGCCGGGGAAATGCTCCCCGGTACGCTTGCCAGCCTAGTGCGCTTTTTCTTTTGCGATTTCAGCAGCTATAATTTGCTGTTCGAGAAAATACCGCAAGCCGCCGTCCCCAAAACGTTTCAAATAATATTCTGCCAGTTCTTCAGTTGTGAATTTTTCTAAAGCCGTGCCAACATCAGAATAAACCCCGAAATATGTGTTTTTCCGTTCTGAAATTGCCCGATCAATTTTGGACTTTTCTGGCTCTCTTGGTTCAACAACTACGAGCCGATCAGCTCCCATTTTACGGGGCTTGATTTCTCCGCTCTCGAAACTTCTTAGCATGAAAGCAATAGTTTTTCCGGTTTTACTCGGGTTAATTTCAACTACTTCTGATTTATAGCCGAAGTTCCACACGATAACATCACCGATTTTTAAATTTTTAGTCGGGATTCCTGCCCGGTTCCCGGAAATCCCTTGTAATTTAACTGTATTTGCCATAGTTTCACGCCTCCTTTAAAATGTTCAAAATCTTTTTACAAGCTGCAATATATTTCTCGGTGAACACTTCATTTTTGAAGTGTTCGCCGCGCGTTCTGGACTCGAGCCAATCAATAACGCCGGCACGGTTGTTTCTCAGTTCTTTTAAAAACTCATCGTATGACGAAAAATCCTCATTTTTGATAAGCTCCGGGACATACGCCGCCAGTGCGTAAACACTTGGGCTTTCTCCTTTTTCTTTGTAAACACAGCCATCCCAAACTTTGCAAGTGGTTCCGTTGCATTCGCAACAGAACTTTTTACAGTTATAGCAAATTGGGTTATATTTCAAACTTTCAAGCGCCTGTTTGCTGTCTTTCCTTCTCTGCTCCTGTTCTGGAGTTAAGATAATATTGTATGCCATTGCTTTTTACCTTCACCCCTGTTATAATGGGGTTGCCTTTCTTTTTAGTTTGGTGCCCGGGATTAGTTGGAAGCTTTCCCGGGCTTTTTTATTTTGTTGTAATGTTTCTTTATGGTATTATAATAACACTATATAGTAATACTGTCAAGTGCTATTATATTATTTTTTAATTGACTTTTGATACTTTTTAGTGTTATCCTGTTTCCAGGAGGTGAAAAAATGGACGGTACAAAAATCATTAAAAAATTACTTTTGGAAAAAGATATAAACACTGTAGAGCTTGCGAAGCGTTTAGGCTGCGGAACCGCTAACCTTTACAACAAGTACAAAAGAAACAACTTTTCTTTAAATGAACTTGAAGAGATCGCCGCCGCTGTTGGCTGTAATCTGGAAATAACTTTTTCCGATAAACAAGGGAACTAGAATTTTTCAATTAATCAGTCCGTTTCCTTATGTCCTCATTGTGTTGAGTGGTTCGGGCGGTTCCGGTTGTTTGTTTCTTTTGTTCTCTGTTGATGGTTATATAATACACTAATTTATAATGTATGTCCATTGACATTATACACTAAATTAAAGAGTATGTTGAAAACGGTTTTTGTGCATGTTGTACATTGAAATATAGTGCATAAAAGTGCTATTATATTTCTATATATAATAAGAATGTAAGGAGATATGAAAATGATTAAATATAAACGAAATATAATTGATATGATGGCAGAAAAGGGGATTACAACCTATTTAATAAGAAAAAATAAGATATTTACAGAAAGCCAGCTGCAACAGCTGCGCAATGATCGACTTGTCACGCAAGATACACTAAATAAAATATGTACTATATTGGAGTGCCAACCTGGTTATTTATTGGAATATCTGCCAGATGAAACCACAAAAGATTTTGAAGAAAAGATATTGACATACATTAATAAATAATGTATAATAAAGACAGTTAAAGAAAACAATCACACAGCCCTCAAACAGGGGCAGATCAGGAGGGAAGAAAATGACTGGTGAAGAAAGAATTAAACAATTAGTCGAAAAAGGATGGAAAGTAGTAAAGGATGAAACCACATGGTGTCGTTACGTGGAGCTTGAAAATGAAGTTGCAAGAAAAAGCCGCGATCCGTTTGGAAATTCTACTGGCGAAGACTGGATGCAGACTATACACAGGCAGGTTACAATTTACAATGGCGGCGATTGGGAAGAAACAAGAGGATAAAAGGAGGAAAAGAACATGGAAATTAAAATTTATTGCAATTACGGAGTGCTTGGAGCGGAGAAAAGAAAGAAATACACTTTTGGCGCACCACATGCAACAGCTGACTACTGGGAAGAAATGACAGTAGGAATGCCAGAAGGATGGGAGCCTTTTAAAAACGATATGGGCAAGTTAATGGTAAAAGCTCCATGGGGTTGGGACTACGAAATAAACGAAGTTTTACAGGGGGATGAAAAGCCATGTTTTTATGCACTTGATAAGAACATGAATGGACATAGAAAATATTTAAAAATTGTAAAATAAACAAATAAAAAGGGTATTCACACTAAATTATAAAATGTGAATACCTTTTTTATTAAAAAAATACTAATGTTTCAATCCCTGTCCCAGTAGATCGCCACTGAGAAACACTCTCGGGAGCAACCACCCGGAGCGACTAAAATTATAATATCACGGATTGTTATATTTATCAATACAAAAATAAAGCCCTGGAAGTTAATCCATGGGCTTTTAAAATGCTTATTTATGGCGGCGTAACGACAATCGAGGGGTTAACAGCCCCACCGCCGAAGCTGTTAAGATATTAATAGCACAGGTTTTTAATTTTTGTCAAGAAAAATATTTTTTATTTTTGGTCTTGACTTTCTGAAAAACTTACAGTAACGTTATTACCAACGATGGTCGCGGGAACTCATGGAGGGGTGGTTATTGTGAAATCGTTTGCACCTGAACAGAATAAAGTAGCAGTTAACAAGCCAGATCAGCCAGGTATTGAAGCTCGGTAAGGTCTGGCTTTTATTATGTTTAAATATATTATATATAATATATCTTTTACCCCTCCATAGATTCTTAAGACTAGAGTTTATTAAAAGATATGCTATACAGTACCGTATAATAATATATATAATATAAATATAAATGAAGATTATAATATAATACCCTGATTATTATTTATTAATTATTAACAAAATAAAGGGTTTTATTTTATGCAAAATTAAATTTGACAAGATATTAAAAACTGTGTTAAGGTATCAGCAACAAAGAAAACAGAATATTTTATTTTAAGTTTCAGAGAATGTACCCGAACACCCGGAAGTTTTCCGGGAATAAGCTTTACCTGGTGACATTCTCTTTTTTTATTTACAAATTAACGTGTTAAAGTGAGGTGATAACATGAAAGATAATGCAGTAAATGTACAAGATATAGAAATCTATTTAGATAATATTAATATATATGCTGATGAATATATAAATACTGTATTATGTATATCACCAGATAACGAAAACTATAAGAAAGAAGTATCAGATAGCTTTGTAGATATGATTTTTTATATTGCAGATCATATACAAAAGCCAAGTAATGACAATATAGAGCTATTAGATAAAATGTTTAATACTTATGTGAGATTATGCAGTAAATATCATGTATTACCAACCCTAGAAGTATTTAGCTTTTTAGTTGGGATTAATCGTACAACGTTTACTGATTGGATGAATGGAGTGTATAGAACAAACTCATCACATGGTGACACGGCTAAAAAATGGTTTGATATTTGTAAAAACTGCGCAATCAATAGATTGCATAATCAGACCGGAACAAATGCGAATTTGATATTTGTTGCAAAAGCTGCATATGGCATGGCAGAAACTGCACCAGTACAAGCCGCGCAGCAATACGGAGTACCACAGCAGACAGCCCAGCAGATCGCGGAAAAGCACAAAGCGGCGCTGGAGCTTCCAGAGATGGAAAAACCGGAGCTTTAAAGCCTTGGAGAGTACAGAATCGGTAAAAATGTACATGAGTGACGGACAAAAGGCAGTAAACGCATGAAACCATACAATATGCACAATAATGACGATTATATTTGTACATGATGTATAGATTTTTAAAGGCATCTATAGAAAAAACAAGTGTTTATCAAACAGACTGAATATTCTGATAATATAAGACGCTGGACGGTTCAGCAGGACGCCCCGGGAGGGGTATATATAAAAGCCATCCAGGGCGTAGTCAGTTGCCCGAGTTTCTGAGAAAACAAAAAAAGCCTCTTTCACCATAGAGAAGCAATACTTAACGGAGCATGATATGAGAAAATGGTTGAGTCAAGAAGAAAAACAGAATATTGGTACTGTCTGTTGCAATTGTGGCGCAACAGAAGATATTGAATATCATCATATTGTGCCGCTTTTATTAGGCGGTAATGATGTTAAGAGTAATATTGTTCCTTTATGCTATAAATGCCATAAAGCAGCTCATATGGGACAACACATTAACCATTACAGAAACAATAGCCGTGGCGGAAGACATTCAAAATCAAGTATTGAAAAGAATGCTCATGTATTCGATCAATACATCAATGGAGAAATCGGATGCAGAAAAGCACAACAATTACTTGGATATTCTAATAGAACAACAATAGTTGGGCTTCCAGTTTTTAAACGCTACATTCAGTCTATTGGGATTAAAAGTGTCAGAAATATTGTTGACATAACAGCTACAAATAGTGTGGATGGGCTTTCTGATGGCTCATATGTTGGTGAAATAATTTACCTAGACGGAAGAAAAGAAAACATCTACTACAAAGACACTGGTGCAAATGATATTGAGTATATAAAACGCCAATGTTCATAGAAAAGGAGACAGAACATGGGAAAATCAGAAAGAAAAGAACCAATTCAATCCGAATCCATCCGCATCCGATTTTCCGAAAAACAGAAAAAAAGGCTTCTGGAAGAGAAGAACCGGACAGACAGGAGCGTATCGGATATTGTAAGACAGGCAGTTGATGAATATTTTGGGAGGAAAAGACGTGCTTAAATTTTTCTAAAAAAATAAAAAAGGCGTTTCTGAAACAAACCAAGCATATGAAAATGTTGGACAAGAATCCCCGGCAATTCGGAAACTGGTGAAGCTAATTCACGCAAAAGCAATATTAGCTGATGGAAGATTGTATGATACTCAAACTGCCACATATGTTTGCGAATACGGTAATCTTTCTTTGTTTGTTACAAAGAATGGCAGATGGTTTGGTGCAAAATCAAAATCTGAATTAGCTGGTTATAGTGTTGATGAAAACGGAGACAGAAACGCCGAGTACAGAGTGATGTATTATGGTCTGGAATGTATTGATAAAATTTTTGTGATGCAACATCTGTGGTATTACAACCATAAGCTTTACAAGAAATATTTCGGGGAGGTAGAAGAGGGATGAAAAATTACAATGCTTGCAGCAACGAAGAAAATTTCCCAGATGGGACAGTTAAGGCGCAAGACGGGAAGTTCTTTTTAATGGTGAATGGAAAATGGGAACAGGTGATTGGTTCAGAAGGCAAAAATCTTTTGCAATCTCCTACAGATGTAGCTCCCATGATTATTAACGCGACTATAACATATGAGCCGCCAAAGCCATTTTCACCATTATCCCCATTATTGAAACGTGAGCCACGTGTAGTTCCAAGATACAGCATATATGAGCTTGAAGAAATCGCAAAACACATTCTTTTGTATTGTAAATTTCGAAGGAGGGGATGCGAAGATGCCGATAGTGAAAATCACAAACCCCACACCCTATGATTGGCTCGGCACAAAATATTTCATTGATGGAAATGAAGTTCCGAGAGTAAGATCAATAAATTTTCATACCGCAGTAGATGAAATTCCAGTATTTGATTTTGAAATGATGGCTGTTCCAGACATTGAAATGGAGTGCTTGGCACAAATTAGTGTCACTTCTCAATCAATTACTGATGCAATTTTAGTTTTAAGGCACGAACTGTTACAACATGGAGAAATTTACAATGGCTTCAAATCAAGCCTAAAATCGGCTTTAGAATCCTACAATTACTGTGGAATGCCATTTGAGCCAGAAGAAGAGATTGCAGAAAAGATTTTGAATTTCTTAATTGGGGAGGAAAAAGACAATTAATGCACTTAATGTTATTGGAATAGCTATAAATCTTGCATTTTTTGTTCTGGTTCTAGCCGGCACTTTAGAAATACTGGACGAAGAAGGAAAGACAAGCGTAATACAGATTTTATTCTGTATTTGTTTAGAAATATGTTTTGCACTGAATATTTTCTTAATTTGCACGAGGTAAAGGAGGATATAGAAATGAAATTTTCAGAAGCATTAAAACTTATGAAACAGGGAGCAAAAGTGAAACTTCCAGGATGGAATGGTTACTGGTGCTGGGACGATGAAAAACAGACGATTATGATTCATTGCAGACCAAAAGATTCCGATCAAGGCCAGGGAGCAATTCTCGATATCCGCGAAACACAGAGAGTAGAATATACTTTCATGCACACACAGAGAGAGGACTGGATGATTGCTGATGAGAATAACTGTGGTGTTCTTGGCGGTCAGTCAACATTTGGATTTGGTGACGCTATCCGTTATCTGAAAAGAGGACTTAAAGTGTCTCGTAAAGGCTGGAATGGAAAGAAACAGTACATTCAGATTGCCACTGGAATTTCATATAAGACTGCTGATAATGAAATTGTAAATTGTGAGCATGATGCAATCGGAAACAAAGCCATTGCTTTTGTCGGAACATCTGGCGTACAGATGGGATGGCTTGCATCTCAAGCAGATATGTTAGCAGAGGATTGGATTTTTGCAGAATAAGAGGTAATCCCCATGTATTTACCAATTCCAATTGGAATTATCCCGATTGAGTTAATCGAGAGGGTTAAATTCATAAAAGCGCCGCTTCGACTTAATCCATGTAGGCTCGGGAAAGCCTACGAAAGCGATAAGTCGAGGCATCCAGAGTAGCGAATAACAATCTTTATAGGATAAAAGTGCTGGACTTTATATATCACACCCCTGGATTAATGGTGCGCCAGGGGGTAATGGGCTATCGCCAAATGGTTAAGGCATAGGATTTTGGTTCCTATATTTGTCGGTTCGAATCCGACTAGCCCCGTTCGCAGTAGTTAATATGCTGCAAAAATGTTCTTTTTTTCATAAGAAACACCTCTAGCCTTCTAGTCTAACTGAGACTGATTAAAGGGACTTCAAATATCCCGGAAGGCGTATCTGAAGTATCAGGAGTATTTCAGAAAACCTTTGTTATAGTTTGTGGTTAAGAACTGTAACAGTGCCAGTTTGGTTACCAGTATTGCCAACTGGTATCTCAGGAAGCTTAGTTCAGCGGTAAGAGCAACGGCCTCATAAGCCGTAAGTCCTGGGTTCGAATCCCAGAGCTTCCATTTCTTCTAAATGCCATTCATCCGTAATATGGGTGGAAAAAACTTCCAGTTGAGCGTGTGGATTAGGTAAATTTAGGTGCGATACGGCGTAGCTTAAATGGATCTGATTTCCCGGCTGGTATATCTCTGAGTTAAAAAATATTAACGCAGCGCACGTTAATAAAAGGAGTTTTCAAGAGATGCCGTTCTAAGACGCATAAAAATATCCAGTGAATCTACAGCACTAAAACTTGTAGATAGTGGAAAGCATAACACGATAAACCTATTGCTAACCCGGTTTTTCCGGGTTCCGGCAGGATAGAGAAGTGGAATCTCACATGGCTCATATCCATGGAAACGACGGTTCGAATCCGCCTCCTGCTATTCCATCTACCAAGTGTAGATAGAAAATCTGACTTTAGCATAGCTATTGTTGGTTCTTGCACATAAATGCGGATGCGTTTGTGTGCATTCGTGCAGGCATATAGACGCAACTCACTAGCGATCTTGTGCAAAAACTTTTTAGAGAGATAAGACCAATGCCCGTGAGGAGTGATAGTCGGGGATTCTAAAAAAATCATCTAGTTTAGCGTTTTATGATGAAAAAAGAAACATAGCTCAGTGGTAGAGCAATGATACTCAATATCATGTGACACAGGTTCGATTCCTGTTGTTTCTATCTGGCAAATTGCCATTGCCAGAAGTTGCATTTTCCCCCTAAAGTTCCAGTGTTTCTCGTTGGGAGATTCATGCCGTTCAAGTCGGCACACTGGATTTTTCTAAATCGAGGTAATTTATGAACGAAAAAAGTTGCAAGAATTGTAGAAAACATGATGACTTCACATGGGTTTGTTTCAATGGCGATAGCGAATATTGCGCAGACTTTACGGAACCAGAGTGCTGTTGCGAGTTTTGGGAAGGAAAAGAAGATGGAAATATGCGGTAAAGAAATCAAAGATGAATGCTCACATTGTGGAAATATCCTTGAATGCGAGTTATTCCGGCAAGGGCATGGAATAAAACAGGAACGCGAGAATGTAGCAAAGATGATTGAATGCCAAATGAAGCACAGGGAGAGGAGGGAATTTGAATGCTAAATTTACTTGATAAACGCAATTGCCCTGTTTGCGGTGGAATATTGAAATGTGAAAATGCCGATTTCACAAACCATTTTATAGAAAAAGGACTCTTTTTAAATGTGACATGGCAATGCACCAATTGCGGCGCTGAATATATTGCAAAACTTGAATTAACCCCAAACGGATATGAGGTGCAAGACCGTGAAGCACATATTGATGTAGAGGATAATTTTTCAGCCGAAAAATTTATGCTTGGAAGAAACAATTTTCGAAGACAGAGGTGGTAAATATGAAATTTGAGGATATGAAGGACTGGAGGATAGATCAGCTGAAAAAAGAGTTTGTTCGGTTGTCTGAAGAATGTGAAAAGAAACAACATGAAATTTTAGACAAAAATAATAAAATCAATGAGCTTCAGGCTGAACTGGATAAAATGTGCGGTTACAACGATGACTTAAAAAGGCAGGTGCGTGAAAATTCAGATACGCCATTTTATGATGAATCTGTAGAAATCGCAAAATGTCGCAGACAGCATCAGGATGATTGCATCACAATCAATCAGCTTTACACAACGATTGACGTAATAATTGACAGATATGCAAATCTGAGAAAGATTCATGGGTTGAAGTGACATGGGCGTAGAAACAAAATGTTGTCCAGAACGGAGGGCGAAGATGCAACAGGCACCTTTCAAAGAAATTGTTGACTTTGCAAAAGCACATCCATGCGATTATATGAGAAAAAGCTTACACCAATATCCGTATTGGGGAAATCAAGACAATGGTTTTAATCGGAAGAAATTTAAGGAGATTTTTAATGAGCATTAAATCAGCATTTGAATCTGAGGGGATAGATTTCTCTCAAGTAATGAACCCACCGGAGCCGTGGGACGGACGGGCATTAATAAAGAACATCAATGGCAAACTGTGGTATTGTTGTCCTTTTTGCGAGAAGAAAGCACTTCTGATTAGCCCAGAGACAAAAATTCGGCATCTTAAATTGAAATGCAAGGGTAGCAACTGCAAGAAAGAGTTCGAGGTGAATGTATGAGCACTTGTTATGATTGTGCGTGTTCAAAAATTGAAACAGACGGCAGCGATGCGGAAGAACTTCAAAAGACTAAACCTGTGGAACTGGACGAACTTTCGGAAGAAACCAAGTTTAGAATTTATAAATTAATTGTAAATGAAATTGGAAAGCATTTTTACAATTGCGAGATGCGTATGTCATATAAAGACTTTATACTTGTTGAGGATTGCATCAGAAAAGTTTTGCAAGGAGAACAAGATGAACACAAAACGGATTAAATGTATTCTGACAGGTGGTTGCAAGTTCAAAAGTTCGGATACAGAATCGAAATGTAATGACAAAGAAAAGACTTGCACTATTACGGAAGCTTGCTACAAATGCGGAAAGAAGTACACTGCCGTATTCACTTACAAACAGTTAGGTATTCCGGATGGGGGGGGTGACTAAATGAAGATTCCAGAATGTGACCATGATTTTGAAGAATGTGAGATATCCAATCCTTATAATTATGATTTTGATGAATTTAAGCCATGTGACTCTAATCAACGCTTTCATCCGTATTATTGTAAAAAGTGCGGAATACTTATTTTGAAAAAAGTAGTTGATAATGGACGAGGAACAGACAAATTTTTGTGGGAGGATAAATAAATCATGAAAAATGCATGGAAAGTATTATTAATTTCACTTGTAGGAGTTATAGCAATTGTAATATTCGGAATCTTTGGAGTACAAAGTTTCCAGAATCATGCAATATCATTGGAAGAACAGGTAGAATCAGCATCATCAGACATTAAGATACAGGAGAAACGTAGAGTTGATCTGGTATACAATCTTGTGGATTGTGTGAAACAATATGATAAGCATGAGAGTGAAACATTAAAGGCTATTGTTTCTGGAAGAACTTCTGGTTCAAACGATATTGAGAATGTTACTACTGCAATTTCAGCTGTGAGTGAAGCATACCCGGAATTAAAATCTTCTGAGAACTACAAGCAGCTCATGACAGAACTTTCTATGACAGAGAATCTTATTGCAGAATACAGAGAGAACTACAACAAGTCAGTCAAATCATATCGCAAATATGTAAAAGCATTTCCTCAGAGATCATTCTTGAATATGCTTGGATATGACAAAAAAGAATTTGAATTACTCGATTTTGATGCACCAGAATCAGCACCACAGAATTTATTTGAGGAATAGCTATGAAGACGAAAAGAGGTTGGAATTTTGGAGAATTTGAGATAACAAGAAGAGAAATTATCGCTAGTATTTCAATTATTGCAATAATGCTTCTTATTGGTACTTTAATTTCTTCCAAAATATCCGATTGGCAGATAAACCAAAACGATAAATACAATAAAGCAGTAAAGATTGAGTCCACGGATTTATTTCAGTATGGAATGGAAACCAATATTGGAAATGCTTTTGTATATGGCAAATTAAAGGCTGTAGATACAGTTACTTACCCCGAAATCGGTGGCAAATACATTTATGTTAAGAAAGTAAAAGAAAAATACACCATGCATACCAGAAGAGTTTCACATGGTTCTGGAAAGCATAAATATTACACCACAGAAACGTATTGGACATGGGATTATGTAGGAAAAGAAAGCAAGAAAGCTAAAAAGATAAATTTTTGCGGAATTGATTTCAAAAGTAATAAAATTGTTCTTCCAGATGATGAGTACGTTGATACGGTAAAAGAGTCAAGCCGTATCAGGTATAAATACTATGGAGTCGGAACAGAGTACAAGGGAACAATCTTTACGTCGTTAAAAGACAAAACAATCAGCGATAAATCAGTGTTTTACAATAATAGAAATATCAATGAAACAGTTGAACATTTAGAATCCGATATGCCGTTAATATTGTTTAGAATCGGTTGGATTTTACTAACTGGATTAGTAGTATTTGGATTTTATTACTTAGACAATAATTGGCTTGAATAATAAAGGTGATTGAATGAACAAAATCATAAGAATATGTTGGATAATTATAAACACATTCGTATTTATGTTAGCAATTGATTATCTGATACTTACAATATCATTGATGATTGAAGGTAATTATGGATTGTTCTCCACAGTATCAATGGTTGCAATAACAACATTTGCAGGAATAAAAGCAATTGAGAATATCATCAACGAAATAGAATAATAAATCAGTCAGAGAGCCACATGAGAGCCAGACTAAATCCTAAGAAGAAAGGAGGTCTGGCTCTATTTTTATACAAAAATTCACAGAAGGCTCGCTTGAATGGTATCGGGCAATTTTAAATCAAATCATTAATAGCGATATGACGGTCTATCAAAACCAAAAAGATTGCCTTGATCTGCTGTTAAATATGAATATTGACCTTCCTTTCAACAAGAACCAAGAAGCACGGAAAATGGCTATGAAAGTAAGTCAATACTCACATAACATAGCAGAGAAGTGTGCTGCATTAACTGGTAGTGGTGACTTTGACGATATCTACTGGCAGTATTTGTTACTGGAAGCACCACATTTATTTGAAAGTTACTTGCTTTATATGGAAAAAAACAGACCAGGCAGCAAGAAATTTTATATTCCACGAAGAAAAACACTACATGTGGTAGCCCAAGACTTACAGGATTTGGAAGAAAGAAAAATAGAGTTTTATGGTTTATCGCTTCCAAGCCGTGTTGGAAAATCTACTATGTGTATTTTCTTTATGTCTTGGATAATGGGTAAAAGACCGAATAGCCATAGTGCCATGGGCGGTCATTCTGGAAAACTGGCAAAAGGATTCTATGGAGAACTTCTTAACCTCATTAATACACAGGAATACAACTACAGTGAAATTTTTCCGCAATCGAAACTTCAAAAACAGAGTGCTGATGATTTTGAAATAAACCTGGACAAGCCAGACCGATTTGCAACAATGACTTGCCGTGGTATTGAAGGTACTTGGACAGGTGCCGTTGATATTTCTTCTGATGGGTATTTGTACGTGGATGACCTTGTAAGAGATAGGCAACATTCATTAAGCCCTACACGATTGGAAAATACATATCAAGAATATCTGAACAAGATGGTTGACCGTAAGATTGATGGTGCAAGAGAACTTATGGTTGGAACCAGATGGAATTTATATGACCCTCTTGGAAAAATCGAGAAGCTAAATCGGGATAATCCAATGTATCGGTTTAGAAAAATTCCAGCTTTGAATGATGATGGTGAATCCAATTTCGATTATGAATATGGCGTTGGATTTTCAACAAAATATTATGTTGATATGAAAGCTAGGTTAGACGCTAACGAATGGGAAGCCAAATATCAGCAAAAGCCCTTCTTGCGTGAAGGAATTGTGTTTGCAGCTGATGAATTGAGATATTATAACGGCGTTCTCCCAGAAGGTGGATTTGTTAAAAATGTTTCTGCTTGCGATGTTGCGTGGGGTGGTGGCGATAGCTTATCAATGCCAGTGGGTGCAGAATACGAAAATGGAGATGTATATATTTATGATTGGATTTTTAGCACAGCACCAAAAGAAGGAACATTGCCATTAGTTGTTGGAAGAATCATGGGAAATAATATTCAATCCATCAATTTTGAAGCAAATAATGGTGGAGATATGTATGCCTATTATGTAAATGAACGCTTGAAAGAACATAAATACGCTTGCAGCACGACAAGTACAAAAGCACCTTCAAAACAAGCAAAAAAAGAAAAAATAAATCAATATTCCGGGGATGTTAAGCAGAATTTCATATTTTTGGCTCCGAAATATCAAGACAAGCAGTATCAAAAGGCTATGGATGAATTAACGACCTTTGTATATATTGGCGATAATGAGCATGATGACGCCGCAGATGGAGTTACACAGCTTGCAATAACACTTGCTGGCAAAAGATTTGCAGAAGTAAAAGCAACCAAAAATTTTATGTGGGGAAGGAGATAGAGTATGATGACTACAGCTCAATATTTACGCCAGATTGAAAATTATGATAACAGAATCAAAAACAAGCTTATCGAAGAAGAACAGCTCAGTTCTCTTTCCACAAGTGTATCTGCAATTCCTGTTGGAGAAAAGGTACAAACTTCTGTAAAACGTGATCCGATGGGAGATATGGTTGCAAAGATATTTGATCTGCGAGAAGAGATTTCAAAAATGATATCCGAATTTTTACAAAAAAAACAGGAAATAGTCCGAACCATAGAACAGGTTGAAGACCCGTTGCTGTACAACATACTATTTAAGCATTATGTTGAGTACAAATCATTGGTTCGTATCGCAGACGAGATGGGTTATTCAGAGATTCACATTAAAAAAAAGCATTTAAAAGCCATAGCAGAAGTAAAAAAGATAAAAGGTTTTGAAAGATGATACCGAAGTATACTGAATGATACCGCCAATATGTGTAAAATATAAAGTAGAGCATTGGATTGAAATATCCAGTGCTTTTTATTTTGCAGAAAGGATGGTTCGGCTCGTGAGAAACACAATGAATTTTGTAGATTTATGCCGAGGTGAGTTCGGGCGAAAAGTAGCCTACACAGGCGTTGACCGAATCACTCCACAAAATGTAGTAAAAGTAGTATCAGATACAATTGGCATACATAATAGAAACCGAACATTAATTGATTACTTGTATCGGTACATGAAAGGCGATCAGCCGATATTATACCGAAACAAAATAGTCCGTCCAGAAGTTAATAACAGAGTGGTTGAAAATCACGCATTTGAAACTGTAAAATTTAAAGCTGGACAGATTTGTGGGGAGCCAATTCAATATGTATGTAAAAAGAAAAAAGCAGATAAAAAAATAAATGAGCAAGTTGACCTTCTAAATGATTATCTGGATGAAGCCAATGCAGATGCAAGAAACATCCAGAGGGCAATATACCAAAGTGCAACAGGAACTTCCTATAAGGCTATTCTGAAAGAAGAGGACTGGACAAAAAACGGAGATTTACCACCGTTTAGAATCTTCATTCCGTATCCAGGTGATTGTTACATTGTATACTCACAGAGAAATGGTAAACCAATGCTTTCCGTGCAGATTTTAAAAGATGAAGATGAACAGCAATATTATTTATGTTATTCAAAGAACCAGTTTTTTGAAATTAAGAATGGAAAAGTAACTAACTACGGCATCAACGGTTTTGGAGGAATTCCTATTGTTGAATGCCCGAATAATCACGACAGACTTTCAGATGTTGAAATTGCAATCACCTTATTTGATGCAATTAATAAATATCAGTCTGATAGATTAAATGGCGTGGAACAGTTTGTGCAAGCCTTTATGAAGTTTAAAAACTGCGAGATAGATGAAAACGAGTTTTTGAAAATGGTAAAACTTGGTGCTATCTCTGTTAAAGATACTGGAAATGGCTGTCAGTCAGATGTTGAACTGATGACCGCTGAACTGAATCAATCAGAGAGCCAGGTTGCAAAGGACGATATCTACAATAATATGCTGATTGTGGAAGCAATGCCAAACCGCCAAAGCAATAGCGGAGGAGATACAGGAAATGCCGTATACCTTCGTAATGGATGGGACTTCGCAGAGAGAGATGCAAAATTGGTAGAAGCATTCACGAAGGAAGCTGAAAAGGAATCTGCCAGAATCATTCTGAATATTATTCGCGGCACATCAAATGATGTTAATATCTCAACGCGAGATTTCGATGTAAAGATAACCAGAAACCCGACAGACAATATGCTTGTAAAAGCACAGGCACTTGATTATCTGTTCAAAAATAAAATTCATCCGCTTATTGCACTGATTACTTGTGGGCTATTTAGTGATCCACAGAAAGTTTATGAAATGAGCCTTCCTTATCTCGGAACAATTTATCCAGAACTGGCAGACCCAAAAGCAGAAGTGCAGAAAGCTCAACAATTACTGGATAAAAAATTTCAGAATCCAATCAATAAAGGCGTGATAGATAATGAATAAAGCCTTACAGTTTGATGAATTAAATGTTTTATCAGAGAACCGCAGAAGTGAACCGTACGAAGAATATTTCGATAAAATGTCCATTTCCGATAAGCAAAAAAGACTAAGAATAGCTTTTTCCAAACAGATGGAAGAAGTTATTCTTTTTTGTTTGTCACTGATAGAAACAATGATTGAAAATGAAGAAGTTGACCAGGAATATATAGAAGATGAGTTATCCGAACAATACCTTGCGATAGCAGCTATATATTTTGCTGCTGATGACTATATCACAGATTATGTTAGACAATTCTCACATGATGTTGTTCAATCCACATTCGATCACATTAAAGAAGAATATTTTCTTTCCAGAGACAGGGCAATGTTTATTTCTGAATGTGAAGCCAACACTTCGTTAAATTACAAGGAATACACGGATGCAATTAAATCTGGCAAGAAATATAAAACATGGAAAGACATAGGAGATAAAAGAGAGCGCAGAACACATCTTGAAGTTGGTGGAACGACAATTCCAATCAAGGAGTTGTTTGCAGTCGGTGACAGTTTAATGCTTTTTCCAAAAGATACTTCACACGGAGCTTTTAGCAAAGAAATTGTGAACTGTCGTTGCTCAATTCAATACAGTTAATTAGGGACGAGAAATCGTCTCTTTTTTATTACACAAAAATAAAATGCACCCCGATAGCGTGAACATGGGAGACACCTTATGTTGAGCGAACAACGTTAAAAAGCGTACTGGTGAAAGGAGATTTCAATGACAAGAGAAGATGTAAAAAAAATTTTTCCAGAAGCAACTGACGAGCAGATTACTTCATTTCTGAATCAGTCCAATTCTGATGTGGCCAGAGAAAAAGCGAAAGCCCAGAAGCTGAAAGAGGATGCAGAAAAAGCAGAAGCACTGGAAAAAGAGCTGGAAGAACTCAAACAGCAGAACATGACGGAATCCGAGAAAGCAGAACTGGAACGCCAGAAAGAAAAAGCGGCAAATGAAAAAAGAATTTCAGACCTTGAATCTGCACTTGCAACGTCCCAGAGAGAAGCCCTTGTAGGAAAGATTACTTCCATTTTTGCTAATGCAGGAATGAAAGGAGATGCTTACACCGGAGCGATCAAAGCTTTTTCCAACATGAATGCGGATGATGCTCTTAAAGAAGCACAGACTTTTGTTGATGGAATTTCCGCAGAAAATAAAACAGCACTCGATACCGCAAAGGCAGCTTGGGAGAAAGAAGCATTAGAAAACACTCCGAATCCGGGCGGCGGTAGTGGTAGCAAAGCTACAGTGAAAAGTGATGCTGCTGAATTTGCAAAAGCTTACTCAGCAAAAATGAACCAGGAAACCAAATCAGCGGACGATAACGCCCCTGTAAATATTTAAGTAAAGGAGATATAAATAATGGCTTTTATGAAAACAGAGCAGTATGAGTCCACTCCAAATATTCTCGAATCTGAGGTTGGACTTGTACTTAAAACCTACACAGCAGACCAGACAAATGCTGAAACAGTTGGAAATAAGAAAATTATTAAAGCAGGTTCCGTATATCCAACAAATGCGACAGGTGCAATCGGCATTGTATTTGAAGATGTTGATATGACAGATGATACTAAGAGACCAATTTCTGTGATTGTTGCAGGCCGTGTTCTCGAAAAGAGACTTCCAGTAACAGTTGACACTACTGCAAAAACAGAGCTTGAAAAAGCTGGAATTGTTTTTGTAGTCACAGAAGACCCAGTATTTTAAGGAGGTATGACAAATGCCATTTAATGTATTAGAAACAATCACAGAGGAAGAGAGACTTAATTTCTCCCAGAGTTTTGATGTAAAAAGACCCGGCATCCTCGGTACCATTTTCCCGGATACAAAAACCCAGTATCTGAAAGCAGAGTATTACAGACTTATGGCTGGACAGCGACTGCCAGAGGTAGCTTTTGTTCACGCACTTGATACCGAAGCAGAAATCGGTTCCAGACCTGGCTTTGAAAAGGTATTGACCGAGAAGCTTTTCATCAAGAGAAAAATCAATCAGTCTGAGAGATTACAGCAAGCTATTGAAAATGGTGTTCCAGATGACAATAATCTCAAAAAATTTGTATTTGACGATGCAGCCAATCTTTTTGAGGGCGTAGTCGCAAGGGCGAATGTAATGAAAGGCCAGTTCCTTTCCACTGGTATTGTAAAAATCAAGGAAAATCATGTGGATATGAGCATTGATTACGGCGTTACATCTGATGCAAAAGTAACACTTACTGATTGGTCTAAGCCAGACGCAGATATCATGGGCGATATCTCAAAAATGGTAGCCATTGCAGAAGATAACGGATATGTGGTAAACAAAGCTCTTACTTCTCTTAAGATGATTAATTACATGCGGAACAATACTGCAATGCAGACCACGGTTCTTGGAGCTGCAAACAAACGTCTTCTGACAAAACAGGAGCTTACAAATCTGCTTATGCAGGAGTACGGATTCACAATTGATCGTTGTGATGAAAAATATCGTTACAGAAAAGCAGACGGAACTCTGAAAACGGGAAGATACTTCAAAGAAGATGTGTTTACTCTGTATGAAGCAAATGCAAATGGTTCCTTTGGTTCCGGTCTTTGGGGCGTAACACCAGAAGAGCTTGAATACAGACAGTTTATCCAGGAAGAGAATCGTTCCTTTGTTACTCTTTCCATGTGGGCTACACCAGACCCAGTTGCAGTATGGACAAAAGCGTCCGGTATGTTCGTTCCTGTTGCACCGAAAGCTAACGGCGGTATCGTAATCGGTACCAAGGCGGGGGAATAACCGGGCATAGTCTCGATGAAAACAGCCAGTCACCATCTGTAGTAAGTGCTTATGATGAATCAAAACATAAGTACACAGAAAGCGAGTTGTCTAATATGACTGTATCTCAGTTAAGACAACTTGCAAGTGATAACGGCTATGCCCTGACAGCAACTAATAAGGCTGGAATAATATCAGAGATTTTATCTCAGCAAAGGTAGGTGATTAAATGGACGAACAGCTTATAGAGGACTTGACAAATTATCTTGAAGATGATGAAGAAACTGCGAGGATGATTCCTCTTTCAGTAAAGAGGGCTATTCGTTCATTTAAGAAGAAAAGGAATTATCCTTCATCTTACAGTGATGAGAAAATAAATTCCGATATGGAGAAATGCTATGACTGCATATTTGATTTGGCTCTTTTCTTTCTAGTAAAGCAGGGAGCTGAGTTTCAAGGATCACATTCCGAATCCTCTGTGAATAGAAGCTGGGATTCCGAAACTGAAATCTATGTAAATCATGGTGTTTTTCCATTTATCGGGTTCTAAGATGGTGTGTGCGTGATACGTCAATCCTCCCACGTATCGCAGGGGTGCTTCAAATTAGGTGGGTAGAAGCAATATCTAAAAAATGGGAGTGATGGAAAGGAATAGCGATGGGATGTGAACACGAGTGTATCAACGAACACCGCTTGAAAGAATTGGAAAGTGCCGTCCATGAGATGAAAGAAAAGCATTCCAAAAGGGATGGAGTTTTTTTTGAACGTATCAATGCGCTGGAACAGAAAATTGCTTTATACAACAATGACCTGGGACACATTAAGGATACAGTTGACGAAATGAACAACAATTTAAAATCACTCATGGAAAAGCCAGGAAAGTTACAGGACAAAATAATTGCTTATGTCATAACTGGCATAATTGGTATTGTTTTAGGCTTTGCCCTAAAAGGCATTTTCCCGGTGTAAATATTGATTCCACTAACAGGGAGGACAGTGGAATGGATGATTATAAAGACTTTTCAGAAGATGAAAGAATCTTCTATTTGCGTGAAGCTGGATTTGATTCCAGAGAAAAGGAGTTATTCCGATTGCGTGTCTATGAAGAAAAAACGCTTGCAGAAGCTTCAGAAATCATGGGGTACAGTACGAGAACCGTAGACCGCATAAACAGAAAATTAAAGAAGAAAATTATGAAAGTCGCCCCGATGTATTGTCGGGGCTTTTCTTTGTATTAATAGAAAATGGCGTATTTATGGCGTTATCATGGCGTGTTAATCAACCTCTTATTATTGTAAAATATAGTTATAAAAACAAGGGAGGTTTGAGATATGCAGTATGGTAATCCGTATTTTGCACAACCATTTCAACAAATACAGCCGTATCAAGATAGATTAGCACAATTACAGAATAGTTATCAGCAGGCAATGCCATACGGGCAGGCGCAGATTCAGCAACCAATACAACAAATGCCACAAGTACCACAAATCCCCATGTTGCAAGGACAGATGGTCGATGGTATTGATACCGTAAAGGCAAAAGACGTAGATATGTCTGGAAACCCTGTTTATTATCCAAAAACAGATGGAACAGAAATATATAGAAAACAATTACAGGCAGATGGAAGAAGTAGAATTTTTGTTTATCGACTTATAAATCAGGAAGAACAACAGCAACCAAAGGCAGAAGAAAAACCAATTGACATAGAAGCTATGTTTAATCAGCTTCGGAACGATGTTTGTTCTGAGATTTCCGAAATAAAGAGTATGTTTCCGACACAAATGTCGGAAACACCGGAACTCAAGCAGAATGGAGGTAAACAGAGATGAATTTTAGTCCAAACGCCATGATGAAAAAGCAATTTGAGAAAATGATTACTCAGAGGTTCGGAAGTGTTGATAACATGATAAACGATATGAGTAAATTTGCAGGGAATAATCCAACATTAAAAAATGCGTTGGATTTATACAAAAAAGGTGATACAGACCAGTTGCATCAAATACAGCAAAATGTATTTAATGAAAAACACTTATCACCAGATGGAATTATACAGAAATTCCTTGGATTATAACACTTCCCCATAATTGGGTGATTAAGAATCGCTACAATTTGGGACGACAGCCGCGGATGTCTCCTATTGTAAATAAAATTTAAGGAGACTAAAAACATGATGAATGGTTCAAATTACAGCCTTAGCGACATTGCAGCTGCTACAGGCTCTAATAACCGTGCCAATGATATGTGGGGCGGTGATGGCTTTTCACTTATCTGGCTCGTCCTAATCTTCGCAATCTTCGGCTGGGGAGGTTTTGGCGGCTGGGGCGGCGGCTTTGGGGGTAACGGTGGAAACGGTGCGAACGGTGCCGGCTTCCAAGGATGGGCTACCCGTTCAGATATTAATGAGGAATTCGCCCTTAATGATATTCAGAATGGTATCAGAGGTATTCAGCAGGGTATCTGTGACAGCACATATTCTCTTAACAATACCATGCAGAGTGGCTTTAATGGTATGAATGTCGGAATGCTTCAAGGCTTCAACGGCGTTCAGCAGGCAATCAATGCTGATACTGTAGCCGGTATGCAGAATACCAACGCATTACAGTCTCAGTTAGCAAATTGTTGCTGCGAAACAAGAGAAGCCATCCAGGGCATCAATTATAACCTTGCCACTAACACTTGTGCTCTCCAGAACACAATGAACAACAACACAAGAGATCTTCTGGAAAACCAGAACAGCAACACAAGAGCAATCCTTGACTTCCTGACTAACGATAAGATTGCAACATTACAGGCAGAGAACTCTGATCTGAAACGTGCTGCATCCCAGGATCGCCAGTCTGCATTGCTTACAACAGAGATGTACGCACAGGCTCAGAGATTAATCAATGCAATCAACCCGGCTCCGATTCCTGCATTCCAGGTTCCAGCTCCATATGCATACGCAGGATGTAATACATATGGTAACGGTTGTTGCTAAGTAACTCGCCCTTAGAGGTTGACTAATTCTAAGAGGTGGGTTACGGCTCACCTCTTATTTTGATTGAGAGGTAGAAATATGAGTTGTAAAAATGTTTGTAAGCTCTGCAACCGTCTTGTAATAAGCCAAGCTGTTGCGTTTACAGGAGGTAATCTTGTAATCACACTCCCAGCAGGCAGTTACAACAATGGAGAGAAATATTGTATTGTTGTTGCACAAAGTATACCAGAAGCCACTACAATTACTGCTCCGGTAATGATTCAGATAGGAACAGGAACAACTTTGTATCCGCTAGAAAATCGTTGCTGTGCACAGATTACGGCTTGTGGAATAAGAACCAGAACGAAGTACGCAACCAGAGTAGCTACAAGTGCAACTGGCGGAGTATTCAAGATGTTAGGAAATCCGGCTTGTAGTCCGAGTAACAATTTGACGGCAATCAATGGTACAGCCCCAACAGCAGATACACCTGTTACGCAGGCTGTTAGAAAGGGGGCACTGTAATGCATAAAGTTGCAATGGAAATGGGAAAATGGGCTATGGAAAAAGCCAAGACACATGGCTTTGATAATCTCAGTGCTCAAGACTGGGACGATCTGAAAGACTGCATGGAAGCGGTTAAATGTGCAATTTGCGCTGACAAAGATTATCGTATTGTAGAAGCCATGGATGAATGCGAACAGGAAGAAAAGTATCTTGGACGCATGGGATATGACCGTTACCGCTATTCAAATGGGCGTTTCGCTCCAAAAGGTAGGGGAACCAGAAAAGGTTATAGACCATATCTGTACATGGAAGACGATGACTGGATGGATGAGTATTTAAACAATCCAGAATTTGAGCGCAACATGTACCGCATGGGATATCATCCAGACCGTAGTGATATGGAAATGGGTGACATGAATCGGAAGAAATCCAGATATGGCGAATCCTATGATAGATATGATGAGAATCGTAGGCACTATCATGATTCCAAAGACACAGAATCCAAAAGAAAAATGGATGATTCCATGAAGGAGTACACATCGGATATTATTCGTAACCTTACGGAAATGTGGTCGGATGCAGATGCAACGCTCAGACAGCAGATGAAAACTGACCTGACCAGACTTGTACAGCAGATGAACTAGAGCAATAAATGAATTAAGTCCTTGTCGCAAATTAATGCGGCAGGGGCTTTTTTCGTAGAAAGGATGGTGAGAAACCATGCTGAAACAATTCTATATGAACGGGGACTTATGGAGAGTTCACTTTGTTTCTCCCCATGATAATGTTTTGATTGACCGTACAGGGCAGAGGACACTTGCTGTATCTGATTACTCTACAATGACAATTTCGATTGCGAACAACCTACATGGCGAACTTCTAAATCGTGTATTTATCCATGAATTAGGTCATTGCGTGATGTTCAGCTACGGTCTATTAACAGAACTTCACCGCATGGTTAAGAAACGATATTGGGTGGACGCAGAGGAATTTGTATGCAATATTCTGTCCGACTATGGACAGTTTGTTATTGGCACAGCCAGAGATATTTTAGGAAACCAATTCACATATGTTTCTCCTGTTGGAATGGAAAGGGTGATTGCATGAGAGTATTAAGATTTATTGTAAATAATCAAAGAATTTATCCAGATCCCAAGTGTGATTTCTCTGGACTGGTAAAGGGCACGACTGGATATCTTAAAGCATTGTTTATCTTTTCACCAGAGTGGAACGGATGTAAAACAGCTGCTTCATTTTGGAGAATGGAAAGAGAATACCCAGTAATACTGAAAAACAATCAATGTGAAATTCCGACAGAAGCCCTTACTTGGGACTATTTTTCTGTATCTGTCACTGGAGTGAAAGATAACGGAAAATACATTATAACTACTGGTAAAACTAAAGTATCACAGAGGGGGTAGAACATGGCAACAGCACTTGATTTACTTATGAGCACAAAAGAAGATGTTAATTTGCTTTCTGAAGAATCCGATATATGCACAATTGACGATAAGACAAGGGCTATTTTCGTGCCCTCTACAATCGTAGTTGGTGGGGTGCAATCTGACAAGAATGCAGAACGTATTAAATTTTCATGTCCCAAAATTGTAGGAGATAATCTTGATTTATCCAAATTTTCAGTCAGAATTAACTTTGAAAACGTAAGCAGTGTGGATTTTAATGTTTCTATCAAAGACCAATACATTTGTGATGATGTAGCTGTAGATGGCGAAAATGTAACTTTTTCTTGGTTGATTGGAAGAAATGCAGCAAGGTATATGGGAACGGTACGTTTTATTGTTTGCGCTGTTAAAACGGATTCCGATTCAAATATTAGTGTTGAATGGAATACCGCAATAGCGGAAGTACCAGTGCTAGAGGGTATCGAGATTGATCAACCACAGATAGGACAGGAAGAAAAAGATGTTATAAATCAGCTTTTGGAGCTTACTAAAAACACATCTGCGGAAGCTGTTCAAAATGTAAATTCCGCAAAAGAACAAGCTATTAAAGACATCCAGAGTGTATCACAGCCAGACACTACATTGACTATAGAAGGTGGGCTTGCAGAAGCAAAAGCAACGGGAGAAGCTATTGGTTCGATAAAGGAAGATATAGTTCCACTTGAATACGATATTTATAATCAGTTAAATAATATAAATCTCGATGAATGGAAAACAAATAATCCAAACAATACAATTTCGGAAGATAATGGTGTTCTATCTGTTATTATGAACACCTACGCGGAAGATTTTAGAATCCAACGAATTGGGGCTATACCAAACTTTCAAACAGGTCATACATACTACGCAAAATGCGAAATGTATACGGAAAATTTTACTGCTCTCGGCAAAATTTATATAGGAGATAGCTATTCTCCAGTAACAACGATTACTCCGTCAACATGGTATACGGTATCAGGACTTGTTGAACCTCAAAAAAATGCTGAACTTGGATTTTATAGCGAAGGAATTGCTGGAAATGAGCAAGGGATGGTTTTCAAGTTTAAGAATTTATTTCTTGTTGATGTGACTTTTTTGATTGAAGAAAGCACAGACCTAAAGTATTTTGATAATTACTTCAACGGAATAAATCTAATAAAAAATGAGCAATATCTTCCTTTTTTAGTAAAGAAAAATACTTTAGCAAAAAGAAATAATGGGGTCACAATAATTGCTGGTGCAAATAGTGCTTATAAAAACACAGCAGATTACATCTGCTCAGGCAACAACGACCAGTTACTTATAAACAATGTTATTTCGAAGCCACAAGTTAATACAATATATTTCACGCCAGATTCGGTGTTTGATATACAGGCTGAAATAAAATGCAAAACAGGTTTATCTCTTATTTCAGATGGAGCAGTATTTAAGACATCAAAATCAAAAACTATAAATATTGCTTCGATTTCAAAAGGTTCTTTATCTGTTTCGTCTACAGAAGAAGTTTATGATTTTTTTGAGGGAATGTATGTGGAACTGACCTCAAAGGAAGACTCTTCTATTTGGGAAACATTTTATATTGAAAAACCGTCCTATCAAAGAAAAACAATAAAAATACGACCAACATATAAAATAAAAGGTACTGCCAAAACAAGTCTTCAAAATGATTACTTAAAAGGTGCTTATTTAAGAAATGTATCTTCTTGCTTTTCTGGTTTCGATATCAGTGACGTAATAATTCGAGGAATTAAAATTGATTGGGGAGCAGATGTAAACGATCAAAGCCCAGATACTTATTATGCACAAAACGGTTTTCATTTCGCATGGTGTAAAAACATAAATGTTGAAAATGTAATTGCCAAAAACGGTGGACGACATGGAATAATGTATTTTGATTGTCCACATTCAAGAATTTTAAACTCCACTTTTGATAAGTGGGGAGAGCATGGAATTGATATTTTTATGCCACTTGATATTCAAATCGAGAGAAACAAAAACATTATATCTGGTTGCTTCGCGTCGCAAAATGGCATGAATGGAATACAATGTCATGGTGGGTCTGGACTAATAGTTTCAAACAATTTTTTCTTCGATAACGGGCAATATGGGATTGGTATTTTTGGCGGATGCAACGACAATATCATTTTAGGGAATGAAATCCGAAATAATGAATATGGAGGTATTATGATTCAACGAGCATCCCATGACATTATAATCCAAGGTAACACTATTTTTGGTGGGAATTATGGATTACTACTCAATGGATGGACAGATGAAAGATGTGTTCATGTTAAAATTTCAGGAAATTTCATTTCTAATAGCAAAAAGCAAGGTATTAAAGGTATCCACGTTACAAACATTACAATTTTTGACAACGAAATTTTAAATTTTGCAAATGACCCAAATGGTGAAAGCTCGGTAGATGGAATTTGTTTTGAAGATGCTATAAAATGCACAATCAGAAATAATACAATATCATCTCTTCGAGATTTAGCGGGGAATGCAATTTTAATTAGCGGCAACAATAGTATCGGAAACATTTGTCAAGATAATAACATAAAATTTTTGAATGAAGTTGGCTTTATTATCGGCAGAAATAGTTCGTGCCAAAAAAAGATGAATTTCCCTAGAAAGCGCACTTTTGAAAATGTCGCATCAAATACTGGTTATATTAACCAAGATGGTACTATCACACAAAATTATTCGGGATATTCGTATACGGATGAAATCCCTGTTGATGTTGGTGACATTATTGTTTCGACTAATTCTGGCGGTAAAATGCTCGTTATGGCATTGTATGATGAAAACCATACATTTGTAAGTGGAGTTTATTCGGGAGAATATGGAGTTCTTCAAGAAAGATACCTGTTTGTGACTAAAAAAGGATACGTTAGACTATCATATTTAGACAAATATGGAAATATGGCTATATTATGTAGTGCCGATAATGAATCTAATCATGAAAGATATATCGAAATAAGCACAAAAAAAGACGTTTCATATTCTGACAGTATTCTTGACTTTTTCGTAGCTGCAAATAATGATATTCAAATTCTGGTTGAAAATGTAACTGGAACGGTTACTAGCTCTGGAATGGTGCGTATATATTATTCTGACGGCAGTGTAAAATCCGAAGGAATCACGTTCAACAGACCAACAGAAGTGCATTTGGATTCCGAAATCAATGCTATTTCGATATATATTCCCCAACAAGTTATTGTAAAAGATGGTGCTATTAAACTTTCAGCACAACTAATTAACTAAA